ATGATATTAGAAGTTATTGCAGTTACGTGGGTACTTGTACAAGTATTTGGTAACGAAGCATTTATGATATGTGTGTCGGGGTGTTAGTGATATGAAAACTTATGTACTAGTAGATACTCTTAACACATTTTTTCGTGCAAGGCACGTAGTACGTGGTGACATTGACACTAAAGTTGGTATGGCTCTACATATTACACTTAACAGTGTTAAGAAGGCTTGGCAAGACTTTGATGCAGATCACGTTGTATTTTGTTTAGAGGGTCGTAGTTGGCGTAAAGACTTTTATGAACCTTATAAACGTAATAGAAAAGAAACACGTGATGCTATGACTCCTGTACAAGCAGAAGAAGATAAAGTATTTTTTGAAATCTTCGACGAGTTTAAAGATTTCATCGATACAAAAACTAACTGTACAGTTATACAAAATTCTGTGTTAGAAGCAGATGATCTTATTGCAGGATGGGTACAATCACATCCGAACGACAATCATATTATTATTAGTACAGACGGCGACTTTGCACAACTTATTGCACCTAATGTAAAGCAATATAACGGTGTTAGTAATACTACTATTACACACGAAGGTTACTTTGATGACAAAGGTAAACCTGTAATTGATAAAAAGACTAAAGAAGCTAAGCCTGCTCCTGTGCCTGAATTTATGCTGTTTGAAAAGTGTATGCGTGGTGACACTAGTGACAATGTGTTTAGTGCGTATCCAGGTGTACGTAAGAAAGGCACTAAGAACAAAGTAGGACTGCAAGAAGCGTATGCTGATAAAGATACAAAAGGTTACAATTGGAACAATATGATGTTACAACGTTGGACCGATCACGAAGGTAATGAACATCGTGTGTTAGATGATTATACACGTAATGTTACACTATGTGACTTAACTGCACAACCTAATGAAATTAGAGAAATAATTAATACAACTATTGAAAATGTAGAGCCTAAGCAAATATCACAGGTTGGTATGCGTCTTATGAAATTCTGTGCTAAATGGGATATGCAAAGAATTGCTGATCAGGCAGCAACATTTTCTGAACCATTACAAGCGAGGTATCCTAAATGAGTATAAAATCAAAAACTATCCTTAAAGATAAATTCTGGATCTTAGAAGACAACGGAGTACGCATTGGTACAATATCTTTAGCAGATGAAAATAGATTTATGTTTAGCGGATCTAAAGGTACAACATATTTTGATAGTAAAAAAGCATTAAAAAGTACGTTTGGTGATAATGTTTTATTTAATGATATTACTTCGCAAAAAGAAGATTTAGTTGAAGCTGAAAAAGACGTACACGGATATCCAACAAGTACTGTACCATATAATACAATGTTAGATGTACAACAAAAATTACCGTTGTTTACAAAAAGTAAAAAATCAAAAAGCCTTTATTGTGCAGGATATTATATTATTCACTTTGACAAAGGCTGGGTAAAATCATTTTGTCCTAAATTAATTACTGTAGAACGCTACGAAACAAAAGGTCCATTTAAATCAGAATTAGAAATGCGTACAGCATTGAGTAAAGCAAATGCAAAATGAACCATTAAACACTGCAAGCATACAGCAGTTTATTATGCAAGTTAAAAACGCTGATGCTAGTAATTCTAGAGAAGTAAAACTTACAATGCCACAAGCTAAAAATTTAGCATATACATTAGGTGTTGTAATGGCACGACTCGAAGGCGATCTTGAAAGATACGTAAAGGACAACAGTAGTGGCGGCGACATCGAAGTTCGACTCGATGGCGGCGGTAACTGGAAGTAAACTACGTAGATAACCCAAAAAAGAGATAAATATATGCGTATATAATTTAAGGAGTATACGCATATGAGTAGGCCTAAACCAACTGTATTATTAGAATATATAGATAAAAAGACTTATAGAGCAGAACAAGTTTTAGATGCTAATGCTATTTGGGCTGTATTTTATAATGACAAACCCTTTAATTTAAAAAGTAGTAATTCTATTACTAATTATCCTGGTCCAAAATATAAAAAAGTTTCTTTTTCAAATCCAGGTCACGCACATAACCTAGCAAAAAAATTAAACGAAATGTTTAATACTGACGAATTCAAGGTTTATATGTTGTCTAGTGGTGAAGTAGTTATAGAAGAATGAATTGGAAAGAAACATATACAAAAATCTTTCTTAATCAACTAGGTAAAACTTCAAACGATATTACAGTAAAAGAATACTTACCTTTGTGGTGGAAGAACACTAGAGAAAGAGGCGGTCTTAGATTAACTGATATTGGTTTCGATATATTAACTGAGATTGACCTAGCGAATTATGAAGTTCCTTATCCTAAAGATATGCCTATGACAACACAGGTTGTTATATTCTTAGATAAATTTATCGATTGTCCTTATTATCTTACTAATAGATCAATATATGTTACTAGCGAAAAGAAAGCAATGGAATTACACCTGTTTAGTGGTGATCTACGCAAATATGGACTATCAAAAGCACTCAAAAGACAAAAATAATTAAAAAAACACTTGACATTCGTCTCGTTTGAGCATATACTATATACATAGTAAGAAATTACTTATGCACTGATTATGACAAACGAGGAATACGAAATGGAAAATGTAGTAACACGCACTGTAAGCCCTAACAAGGCAAAAACATCAATTAAACACGCTATGAAAAAGAAGCGTCCGATCTTTCTTTGGGGAGCTCCGGGTATTGGTAAATCTGAAATTGTAGAACAGATTACTAAAGATCTTGGTAATTCGCATTTGATTGATATTCGACTATCTCTTTGGGAACCTACAGATATTAAAGGTATTCCATATTTTGATAGCAACTCAGGTACAATGGTTTGGGGAGCTCCAAGTGAACTTCCAACAGAAGAGTTTGCAAAAGCATACGACAACATTGTATTATTTTTAGACGAAATGAATTCGGCAGCGCCGGCAGTACAAGCGGCAGCATACCAATTGGTTCTAAATCGTCGAGTAGGACAATATAAACTGCCAGACAACGTTGTAATTGTTGCGGCAGGTAACCGTGATGCAGATAAAGGTGTCACTTATAGAATGCCAGCGCCGTTGGCTAACCGTTTTATTCACTTAGAATTAGCAGTTAGTTTCAATGACTGGTTTGATTGGGCGGTTGAGAACCGTATACACAACGATGTAGTAGGTTTTTTGCAGTTTAGTAAAAAAGATTTATATGACTTTGATCCAAAGTCACCCAGCCGTTCATTTGCAACACCTCGTACTTGGTCGTTTGTAAGTGAGCTAATAGAAGATGGCCTTGACGATGAAACTACAACTGATCTTGTATCAGGAGCAGTAGGTGAAGGTCTTGCTGTAAAGTTTATGGCACACCGTAAAGTAGCGGCTTCAATGCCTAACCCAACTGACATTTTGTCAGGAAAGGTTAAAGAGTTGAAACAGACAGAAATCAGTGCAATGTATTCCTTGACTATTTCACTCTGCTACGAACTAAAAGAAGCGTCGGATGCAAACGATAAGAAGTTTGATGACAAAGTCAATAACTTCCTACGCTTTGCAATGGATAACTTTGAAACTGAGCTAGTTGTAATGGGTGTTAAAGTTGCACTTACTCAGTATGCATTGCCCATTGATCCAGACGAAGTGGAATGCTTTGATGAATTCCACGAACGTTTTGGTAAGTATATTAAGGCAGCACAACAGTCTTAATATGGTGTGTGGGTTTGGGCGGTCCCGTAAAAAATCGCCCATTTCTTCTTGACAAATGTCTTAAATAATAGTATAATATATACATAATTTAGAAAAGGGCAAACACAATGGCAACTAAAGATACTGCAAGTAAATTAAAAAACTGGCAACCTGACCCGAATATTACTCCAGAAGAACTTGAAGAGATGCGTGTAGAAGTATACGATCGAATTATTGTTGCACGAGTAGGTCTGCTACTTAGACACCCGTTCTTTGGTAATATGGCTACACGTTTGCGCATTTTGGCAGCTGATGATTGGTTGCCTACTGCGGCAGTAGATGGCAGAAACTTGTATTACAACACTCAATTCTTTAATGCTATGAATAATAAAGAAATTGAATTTGTTGTTGCACACGAAATACTGCATTGTGTATTTGATCACTTAGTACGTAGAGAAGATCGTAATCCTATGATCTATAATATTGCCGCTGATTACAAGGTTAATAACTTGTTAGTACGTGATCGTATTGGTGTTACACCTAGTATTGTTGATTGTTTCCAAGACTTTAAATATGAAGATTGGTCTTCAGAAGAAATTTATGATGAATTATATGAAAAAGCAAAAGAAAATGGTGAAGAGTTTTTAAAACAACTTGGTGAAATGCTTGACGAACATTTAGATAATGAAGGCGAAGAAGGCGAGTCCGGAGATGCAGGTGAAGAAAAAGATGCAAACGGAAACGGCGTTAGTAAGAAGAAGCCTAAGTACTCTAAAGAAGAAATGCGTAAGATTAAAGATGAGATTAAAGAAGGTATGATGCAGGCAGCACAGGCTGCGGGTGCTGGTAATACTCCAGGTGAAATACAACGTATGATTAAAGAGCTTACTGAGCCTAAAATGAACTGGCGTGAGATCTTACAGCAACAAATACAATCAACTATACGTAATGATTTTACATTTCAACGTCCTAACCGTAAAAGCTGGCACACTGGTGCTATACTTCCGGGTATGGATTTTGATGAGTCTATTGACATTTGTGTTGCTGTAGATATGTCAGGGTCAATTGGTAATACACAAGCTGAAGACTTTTTAGGAGAAATACAAGGTATTATGGATCAGTATAAAGATTATAATATCAAAGTATGGTGCTTTGACACTAAGGTGTATAACGAACAAGACTTTAGTGCAAACGGCGGAGAAGACCTTAGAGATTATCAAGTAATGGGCGGCGGTGGAACTGACTTTGACGCTAACTGGATCTATATGAAAGATCACGATATACAACCTAAGAAATTTATTATGTTTACAGACGGCTATCCCTGGAATAGTTGGGGCGACGAAGATTACTGCGATACAGTATTCTTAATTCACTCACACCACGATAAAAATACACAAGCACCGTTTGGAACTACTGTACATTATGAGGAAGCAATTGGCGCTTAAATTAAAAGAACCTAATGCATTAAACTTTTTTGATATCAGAAGAAGTAAAGTGTATATTCCACATTATGAATACATAACCATTCCTTACACCTATAACATCGAAGAATCGTTAAATAAGTGGGTAAGACATAATTTAAAAGGCAAATATTTTGTAGTGAAAGCTCTTAATATTAATAGTAATAGCCAAGTTGAAAATGCTATTAGAATAGGATTTGAAAACGGAAAAGAATTAGCATATTTTATGCTTGCTTGTCCACTTTTAAAATACAAATAGTTAACTACGCATATATACTTTACAAGGAGAAATAATATGGCTGAAGAAAACACAAAAGAAACAGTAGCACCAGAAGTAGCACAGACCAAAGAGGCTGCGGCTGCGGCTGAACTTACTGTTCAAGATTTATCTGCAATTAAGCAGATTATCGACGTTGCTAGTTCACGCGGTGCATTTCGTGCAAATGAAATGTCTGTAGTAGGACAAACGTATAACAAATTAGAGTCATTCTTAGGTGCTGTACAAGCACAACAAGAGCCTAAAGCTCAAGAGTCTAAGGAAGAACCTAAAGGAGAATAACTATGGCACTAAAACACATAGGAAGAGACGCTAAGACTAATCGAAAAGTTATTGTAGCATACAGAATAGTTCCAGGTGAACCTGAAAACTGTATTGTTATAAAAACAGAAAGTCTTGATGCGGCATCACACGATGCACTAATAACAGCAGTTGAATCAAACGCCGGACAAACTGCATATGAGTTTGCTGAAGCAATGTTTAGAAATACATTACCAGATGGTATGAATATGCTTACAGGAATGCAAAAGTACGGTAAGATGGTTAAGGTCCCAACAAGTTCTATTATGATGACTCCAGATACAAAGACATCAATTAATCTTTCTGAACTAAACAAAATGATCGCTGATCAAAAGGG